TCCGGCCAAGCCTGCGGCATGCAGGCGGTTGACCGCTGCCGTATCCGTCGGCGCTCCCACGGCCAGCGGAATATTCACCCCTCCGTTGGCGTTAATAGCCCCCGCCGCCGTCAGACCTCCGGCCAGCGTCATGTTGCCGGAGGCGTCCACTTCTGGGATGGCCTCAAGGGCCTGCTGGGCCGCCGTCGCGGAGCTAGCCGCGCTGGTGGCCGCTGTCGTGGCATTAGTTGCCGCCGTATTGATACGCCTCTCCGCCTGATCTATAGCCTCTTTGGCGGTTTCGGCGCGCTGAACAAGGGGCGTGACCGCTCCCACCGCTTCCGTCTGCGCTGTCTGGACGGCTTGAACAGCGGTACTTTGCGCGCTGGCTATATTCTGCTGCGCGGTCTGTGAGGCCCGCCCCACGGCAAGCACGGAATCAGCCTGTTTGTCCTGAATAGCAGTAACAGCCTCATTCCTGGCCTCAATAATCTGTTGTTTTCCCTCCCTGACCGTTTCCGGCCAAGTGGTAGCCAGCGACTCCACAGCCGTTTTAGCGGCATGGGCACTCTTAGCGTCACGAGCCGCGTTGGTTGCGGACGTGCCGGCGGCGGCCTCGGAAGCGGCGGCGGCCCTTTTGGAGGCCAAAGCGGAACCTGCATAACCTTCCGTTTCTTCGGCTTTTTTCACCACAGTTTCATACATCATTTCCCATGCCGGCCGGGCAGAATTCGGCAAATGCTCATCCCCTATCAACCCCGGCTCCAGATAGAAATTCAACGGAAGAGAATGATAAACACCTTTCCCTTCCTCCGTCTCCACCAGCACGGCCACCTGCGCCTCTATAGTTTTGCCCTCCGCGTCCCTGGCCGCCGCCCGTATTTCCTGTGTATCAAAATCAACCACCATTGCCACGGCCCCGTCCGTTATTTGCTCTTCCTGATAAGCCAATAACTGCCCGTTCCTTTTATGATAGGCCGCCAACGTAACGCGCCCGGCCTCAAGCTCACGCCCCAAAAAGGATAAAGACACGGGCACATCCTGCCTGCGGACAAGACGCACCCCGCACAAATTCATATTTTCATCACCCGTGCGGTTCCGAAAAATCCCGCTCTCAATTTCCAAATAAAGCTCCATCCTACCCTTCAGGAGCTTTTTCAAAAGTCTTGGAATCAGGCCCGCTAGCATGCAATATCCACCACATCACCCGCGCGCACGCTTCCCGGATCGTCACTCCGTCACGCTCCACAATAGGATGATAAAACGCCATTTGCCCGCAATGAACCGCGCACACGCCGCCGCGCGCCAGGCGGGCGATTTCCGCCAGATCGCGCGGATCACACGTCCGAACGCCAATCAGACGCCGCCCGCCCCGGAATTCCAGCACGTCCACCCCGGCGGACCCGTACAGGTATAACAGAATTTTTGAAATGGTTTCATCTTCCGGATATTCCTGACGGGCGTTTTCCGGCCATTCCCGCCGGGCAAGCAGTTCCAGCGCGGCCTTGATGGCTGGGCGCGTCAGCCAGTAGCAGCAGCCGGCCCAGGCAAGCGGCACGCTGCACTGCATTCCCCCCGCTACTTTCCCGCGGTCTTTCAGGGACCGTATAATCTCCGCCGGGTCCATCAGCAACGTATCCGCGTCAATCTTGATAACCGGATCATCCCCCGGTATGTCCAGCATGCACCCCTGCATGCCGCGCACGCATTCCAGGCCGTTCAAATTCCCCCGGCGCGCAAAATAGGTGATTTTGTAGGATATATCGTTTCCCGCGGGGACTTGTGCCGGAAATAAAGGCTTCGCGGCATCATCAAATAAATAAAACTGGGCGGCCCGGTCAATGCTTCGTATCTGTTCCAGACACAGCCCCAGGCATTGGTGATCTTCTCGATAGCAAAATATGGCGTAGTTCATTGTTGTTTAGTTGATGGGTGAATATATTTGGGATGTTGTAATCCATTGCCCCTGCTGGATATAGATTTGTCCGTTTTCGTCCCGGTGCAGGCGTAAGGCGTGGTCAGTGTCGCAGGCCAACGCTGTCCAGGAATCGCTGATCATGGCTCCGTCCCCGCCGCCGGTCGTGTTGGACGTATCTACCACCAAATCAAGCTGGGTGCCTAATAACCCCAAGGCAATCGTTGTTCCGTCCGGCAAGGTGTGTGGCTCCTTAACATAATCCAGCACAACATACTTCCCATTTTTCCGCAAAGGGGCGCGAAAACTCAATTCTTCCGCGTCGCCTCCAGGAGTGACCACAAGGGACAATACCCCCGCCGTGGCATTGGACAATCCCACGGACGCCCCTCCACCCAATTCATGAACCGCAGTATCTACCGTTAAATCAAGTTCCCCTTTCAATCCCTCAGGAGAGACGGACAACTTTACAGGCCATTCCCCCGGCTTGGGTGAATCTACCGCCGTTGAATCAATCCTGATCTGTAAAATCTGCGTATCAATGTCATTCCCGTTCTGATCCTTGTCCTTTTTCCATTCCAGGCCATCCCCAGGTTCCACTTTTTGGGCGGACAAAGACAGTTTTCCTTCTTCATCCTTAATGTTGACCGAGCCGTCAGAAGAACATAACAGTTTCAGCTTGTAAGGTTCTCCCTTGTTTTCGCCTTGCCCTCCCTGATTTCCTCCCTGATTTCCTCCCTGATTTCCTTCGGAGTTCCCGCCGTCTTCCTTTTCTTCGTAAATCAGGGAACAATCTCCGTTGGAAGGTTCTTTCGCGTCCTCAATCAAGGCGCTGATTTTCCATGTTTTTATTTTATTTCCGTTTTCTCCGTCTTCTTCTTCTTCCTCCGCCTGAATTCCTTTCCCGGCTTTAATGACAATTTCGTCCGGACGGATAATATAAACAGGCCCCCCGGCGTGCCGCCAAATAAGTTCTTCCCCAATGGTAGCCAACGAAAATTCCAGGGAGGTTCCACTTCCTTCCGTGGCGGTTCCTTCCTGAACCACGCCGGAAGAAAATTCCCCGGCATCATCCAGCGTGACAACAAGCTTGATTTCCCCGGTGTAGGTATCGCCCGCAATCAGGGTCCATTCTTTTTCCCCTACAACATATTCTTTCCCTTTAACAATTACGCGCCCCTGGTGGCAGCACCAGCCCCAGGCCCCCGCGTCGTCCTTCCGGTACAGGACCGCAAAATCCATTTCCGGCAGGGGCAGGGCGTCAAAATGCTGTGGGACCATCATTTCCCCTGCGGTGCTGACGTTTTCCGACAGGTGGCGGATGCTGTCACCAAGAGCATTGAATTTTCCTGCGCTTAAAGGATCGCCTGCTTTGAAAATAGGTATCATGATTTCATGATATGTTTCCGGTTATCCCCTCATGGTGCGCTGCGCCTTTTTCAGCAGCCATGATTTCACTTTTTCATCCCGCTTCCGTATTTTGGCTTTCACTACTTCATCAAGTAATTGATTGATAATAAAGTTTATGTTTGGGTGGTACGCCGTGGAATTGGTAATGATTATTTCCCACTTTCCACGGCGGTTCACCAGCCGGGCCCGCCCGCCGCCGGTTCCGTGGCGTTTCACCCAGGCGGGGATGCCGGTTTTCCGTCCGCTCAATACCGCTCCGGCCATCCATCCGGCGGCCATGCGCCCCACGCGGGCCAGGCGCCGCTTATATTCCGCGTTCAGGGCCTGTTTTGTCGTCCAGGCCCGCGGGCCGTGCCAGTCCAGCTTCATTCCCTTCCGCCCGCGTTTCATCCCAAATCGTTTCAAGTGCGTGCGCGGATCCACAATCAGCACGGGATCTTTAGGCCGCGCGAGCATGAACGGGGAAAGATGGTGCGCTCCGTCGTCATAAGTCATCAGTTGGCCGCGGGAACGGTAATAGCGGGGCTTGGCAAATTCAGAGCCCATAATATCCCAGCGGATCCGCGTTTCCTGGCGGTTTTTCGCTTCCGCTCCCTGGACGCGGGCGCCGTTTCTTCCCCCGCCTGAAGGCGGCGTCCAGTCAATAGCCGCTTTGGTGAAAATCCGGCCATAGTCCAGGGCGGCTTCATGGGCCGCTTCCTGGGCGCCGGCTTCCAGTTCCCGGCAAAGCCGGGTGAAGCCGGCCATGTTGAATTCCGAACGGACTTTCATGATGCAAGATCCATGTGGATCATAGGATCCGTGTTGCCGCTCGTTACCGTGGTAATATAATATATGACCGGCTGATCCCCCAGCGGGGCGGAAACGGTGAGGCGGTCCCCGGCCCGCGGAAGCTTGGGAAGGTCATGGGCTCTCAACATGCAATGTGCCGTAACCTGTTTTTCCGCGCCTCCAATTTCCACGGTGTACCCCACGGCGGCGGGGGAAACAACGGCGTAACAATCCGCATACACGTTCCCTTTGCGCAACAGCCGCACACGTTCCCCCAATTCCCGGATCATGTCATTCCCGCCGGCGGTTAATAACTCACGTACACTCATTGATGATAATTTCGGAAAAAGGGCCGCCGCCCGGACGTTTGCACGGTTCCGACGGCGGCCCATAGTTCAACAAATACCGGACAGGTTATGCCGCGGGATCTTCTTCTCCGGCGTCTTTTTCGGACGCGGTTCCGGATGCCGCGGCGGCGGTACTCAACAACCGCAGATTTTCCGGCAGGGCCACAACGGTTCCCACGGCGGCTTCTACGGAATGCATAACCCCTTCCATCCCAGGCACAACCCATTGTTTCAAGTAAAGCTTGATGCCTCCGATGCTGCCCAGTTCGGAAACGAAAATGGCGCCGTTTTCGGTGGGAATCAAGGGCTGGCGGCTGATGATGCCGATGGCATTTTCATATCCCATATATCCAATGGTTTTTTTATCGTCAGACAGGTCTTCCAGGCCGGTAGCCTTGTAAATGCCGCCAATCCCGTACACGCCGGTTTCCAATTTCAGGCTGTCCGCGTTATAAGGCGTCAGCTTGGCGTGGTAGGTGGGATTCACCGTCAGGGCGGACACTTCCGGGATGATCAGTCCGGAAAGCACGGTTGCCACGTATTCCGGCGTGAAGCTTTCCAGCGTCACGCCGGAAATTACTTCCGGCGCGGCGGTCTTGATCTGCGTGTGCAAGTCCTTCAGGACGGCCTTGGCTACGGTTTCAATAGCCTTGTTCAGCTTCCCTTCCAGGCGGCTTCCGGCGGCCATGTCATAGGACGTGACCAGGAACGGGCGGCTGTAGCGGTTGCACTCAATGCTGACGGCATCCGTTTTGACGGCGGAAACGTTCCAATCTTCCGGGTTCTTGAGGGCTTCCCCTACTTCCCTGGCAATTTCAATGGTTAGCGTGACGGCCCGCCCTGGCCCAAAAGTCACAATTTCGTCCGTGTAGTCCGTTGTATAACGGTCCAGCGGGGCAAAAACTTCGCTTACCGCGGCAAGGCTTTTGCTTGCAACAGTTTTCCAGCCCAGGCCGGCAATGCTGTTCGTGTTTTCCGTCATGTGCATGCTGGGCTTCTGGTCGGTCAAATTGGTGACCGGGAACAGATCCTTCATATTAAACGGCTTGTTTCCTTTATTGGCGATAGTCATATGTTTTTTGTTTTCTAATAGTTGAATGTTAATATGTTGTTATTATTCGGAAGAAGCGCTTCCGAACGCATAAACGGTTCCACTCACGTCCAGTTTCACGGGGCCCGTGTTGGTCATGCTGCGCTTGACAGTCTCAATGAATACCGTTGTGGCTTTGGGCGTGTTGTTCCAAATGGGCGGAATGGTATTATTCAAAAGGAGGGTGCTTCCCATGGTCAGCGTATAATCCCCTCCCAGGGGGAGGGCTCCGGACATGCTGAAGCTTAATTTTTCGTCAATGATGTAAACACCAATGACTTTTCCCATATGATCCTTCTGTTCGTATTTCTCCATGGACCCGTCAAAATTCATGCTTTCGACAAGGATCCCGGATTCGCTGTTTTTGATCCCGAATTCCGGCGTTGTACCGTAAAGAGTTGGCATCGTATGATTTCTTTCTTGGTTGATTCTCCGGTCTGACGGGCCGGGACGTAGGAATCTCAATCGCGTTCAAAGCCATTTTTTCACGGCCTCCGGATAGGCGGACGTGACGGCAAGGCGGTCATCCACGGTCAGAGACATGAATTCTTCCCGGCTGGCGGGCAGGGCTACCGTTTGCGCCGGGGCGGTCATTTCGGTTTCCGTGGCTGACGGAAGATCGGAAGCGGGAATATTCAGGGCCGCCAATCTGGCCGTTACCTGTTTTTCCACCAGTTGTTCCGTGATTGCCGCCTGTTGATCCTGGGCGGCTTTCAGCTTCGCCACTTGGGCCTTCAGTCCCTTGTTCATGGCAGCCAGGCGGCTGTTCTGCGTTTTCAGCGCTTTCAAGGGATCCTTTTTCTTCCCGGATCCCGTAAGGCCAAAAATACGCATGCAGATGCCCCCCGCGGCGTTTTTCAGGTTCAGGCGGCTTCCGGTCATGCCTGCCGCCGGGGCGGTTTCTTCGTCTTCGTCTCCGGCGTTTTCTTCTTCGTCGTCCTCACCGTTTCCGGCGCTTTCGTCGTCATGGATGACTTCATCCACAAAGCCGTAAGCAATGGCTTCCGCGGCGCTGTAATAGACGCTTGCCTTATGGTCATTGCTGACCTGTTCCCAGGACTTTCCGCATTTTCCGCCATAGATGGCAAACATGCGTTCCCGTTCTTTGATCAGCATGGCCGCATAATTCATGATTTCATCCGGGTTCCCCCAAACGCCCGCATAGGGCTGATGTACCATGAATTTAGCGCTTTCGCTCATAGCTACCGTATCGGCGGCCATGCACAGCAGGCTTGCCGCGCTGGCGGCCAGGCCATGAACTTCCGCCCGGACAGGGATCTTGCATGAACGGATGGCATCGTACATGCTCAACGCGGAAAAAACGTCCCCGCCGGGCGAGTTCACGCGCAAGGTGATGCTGGACGCGCCCTGATTGGCGGCGGCTTTCAGCTTATCGGCAAATTCAAGGCATTGGGCGTCATCCCACCCAATAACCCCGGTAACGTCCACGACCGCCACGGCACCGGAGGTTCCGGCTTGCATGGTCAGCATGGGCAACTGGTATGTTTTTTTTCTATTCATGATATGATACAGGTTTCCCTATATATTTTCCCCGCCGTCTCTTTTGCTCTTTTCCCCGTTGCCGGCATTTTCCGGTTCATCGTCTTCCGGAGGCGGCCCCGGGTGCACGTCATGGGCCGCATGTGTGGAGCCGATGGCGCCAGGCAAAAGTTCCGTGATGGGGATGCCGGAGGATTCGGCAATTTCATGAGCCCGGCGCAACAAATCCGCCCGGCGGTCCAAAATGCTTTCCGCAGTCATGCCCTCCGTGGCGAGCGTCCAGCGGTCCGCGTCAGCCAGTCCTTCCCGGATCAGATTGATTGCCAGACCCCCTTCACGGCCTAAATCAATCGTCAAATCACGCTGACCCACCCAGGCCACGTTTTCCCAGGCGGGATCTTTACAGCGGGGGAGGCGCCCCGCCTCCATTTCCAGCGCTACTATATGCCGGTAAATCCGGTTCATGTACACTTCCCGCGCGTCTTTCCGTTCGTCGATCCAGCGCCGCAATTTTGACAGGATCAGCCGGGCAGCCGCGCTTCCTAACGTGTTGATGTCATAGAGGACTTCCGCGTCTAGTCCCACGCCGTAGGCGATTTCTGCGAGCAAGTCGCGGATGAAGGAGGCCACGTTGGGGGATGGCCGCTGGTCATAAATGGCTTTCAGATCACGCCCTGGGGCAAGGCTGACTACACGGGCCCCGCCGCCGGTGACGATTTCAAAGGATTGCGCCGGATTTTCCGGCTTTTCGTCACAGCCCGGTTTCTTTTTGCCCCCAATGGCGGCGGCCATTCCGGGGGCCTTGTCTGCCTCCGTTTTCGTTTCGACAAAGCCCACGGCGGCGGACAGTTTCACGCTTGCTTTTGTAAAGCCGTGTATTTCCGCAATATCCACCCCGTGCCGGATGGCGTGGATTAGATCTGATTCCCCGCGTGGGACCGCCGGATCCGGATCCCGTTGGTACAGGATGGCACAGCCGGCGGGGATGACGATGCAGCGGCCCGGCGCCGTTTCCAGTCCATAAGCAACCGGGCGCCCCTGTGCGTTTGTTTTCACTCCCTGGTTCCAGCCGTCTTCTTTACCCAGGCCCGGCGGCGTGATTATCTTCGGCGCGCTATACCAGGCCACCATTCCCCCACCGTCCAGGCCGCGCGCCAGAACGCACAGGCAATCGCCGTCAATGCTGGTTTTCCTTTCGGCCCATGCCTGCATGGTTTTCCAGGATAATTTTCCCGTAACGTCAAAAGCGGCGGGGCTGGCCACCCGCGCCAGAAAGGCCGCGCGGGCTTTCCGGTTCCAGTCCCGATCTTGCGTCGTAGGAATAGGCATCAGGCAGCCCTGCAATAGCCAAATGTCCCGGACTGCTTTCCGGATTACTCCTGAATTTTTGTACAGGTAACGGGCGGCCCGCATGACGGCGGCCCGGTCATAATCATCCATTTCCGCGGCGTCATCCAGCGTGGGCCAGTACAACATGCCGTTAGCCCAGGGCAGGGCGCCCTGGATGCCTCCGAACATTTGAGGGGGCAGGGCGCGGGGCTGGTTCAGGGCCTCCGGCATAGAACCCAAATCTGCCTTGTTCATGCGTAACTTGTATTTTCTCTTGCGTCGTTTCATGTCAATAATCTGTATTCCTAAATCCTACAATAGTAACGCTTTGTCCCGGATTCGGAGATTGCCCCGTCTTCGCCTTGATCGCCATGTTCAGGGCGGCCAGTAGGCTTTCCGCGTCCATGCGTTGTTGCCGGCTGTAGCTGCTGCCGCCGCCCCCGCTGGCGGATGTGATCATGTCCAGTTCAAGTAGCTTGTCCGCTACTTCCTTTCTTTTGGCCTTGAGTTCCTGAAGGCTGTAAGTCTCCGCCAGGGCATTTAAACTTTCTTGAGAAAATCCGCTCATACCTTATTCCCCGCCGTCTCTTTCTCTCTCTTCTTCCGGTTCGGGATCCGGGACGGATGATTTCAGGACCCACCAGGAAAACATGCAGAGCTTCACGCAGTCGCCATAGTGGTCTCCGGCAATTTTCTTCCATTGGCTGGGGCTGCCGGGTTTCTCTTCTAGTACTTGCCCGCTCAATCCCCTGATCAGATCCGGATCCGCGTTCCCCGGAAGGTGCAGCCCAGGGCCGCGTCCGTGTGCAATGCGTTCGGCGTATAGTTCGATTTTTGCGGCCCGGTCCTGATAGGTGTACAGTTCAAGGCCCGGATGCGTTTTCAAATCCGTGCGATTCCAGACGCCAAAACCCGCGGCGGATCCTTTTGTGGGGTAAAGCTGACCGGGCATCAGGGCGCATTCCGTATAGGTCGCTTCCGCGCTCCAGCCGGAATCTACTAATCCCAGCGCCGGCTGAAAGATCTGATCCCCTGCCTGATACAGCAATCCGGGGAAATGGGCGGCAACGCCTTTCCGGCCTCCCTCCGTCCGGAAACTTAGGATGGTTCCCCAATCGATAACCCATAATTCCCCGCCGGCTGACACGGCGCAAACAACCCAATGCGTTTGCAGTTCCCCCGGATCATAGCCGGCCACCAGGTACAGCGGTTCCACGGGGGGCATTTCTCCCCGACGGTACGCGGAAGTTTTCAGGGCTTCCACAGCCTGATCTTTCACTTTAACCTGATATTTTGAGTAAGGCAGGGCTTCCCAGGAATTCCGGAAGTTCTGCAATTCCATTTGCGCCAGAAGGGCGCGGGAACTTTCCACAAACTTCCGGGCAAACTGCCCAAAGGAAACGAAAGGAGAATAAAGCGAATTCAAATGATACCCGCGCCGGGACGGATGAGCGGCCTCATTGGTGGCCCTCCATTCGCCCGCCTGCATCATGTCTATTTTTTGTGCGTCATAAATGGGCCGTGAACAATCCGGGCAGACATAGCGGGCGCTGGCTTCAATCTCTTCCAGGCTGTCCCCGTCCCAAACCAGCGTTGCCCGGCTGAATTCAAACCGGATCCACATTCCGCAATGGGGGCAGGGCATGAAGTATTCCCGGCAATCCGTCAGGCTGTAGCCCTGCCAGTAGGGTTCATCTTCAACATTCGGTGTACTGCTATGGATGATCAGCCGCCGGGGAAAGGCTTTTGTACGTTCTTCGATCAGGGCGGACGGATGCGCTTCCTTTTTGTTGATATGTTCAAATTTCGCTTCTTCGTCCTGGATAACGTAAGCAATGGGCCGGGATGACAGACGGGCCGGGCTGGTCACGCCGGTCATGTAGATCGGCATATTGTCCAGCGTCATTTCCAGCGGGGCAAAAGATGCGGGATTCCGGAGGATATGCCGGGCAAGGCAGGGATTCGCTTTCAGAAACGGCTGAAGGCGGTTGCGGGAAAAGGGCGCGGCCAGATTATCGGATGGGAGGGCCCATAGCAAGGGCATGGGATCGTGTTCCAATAGATAGGCCAGGGCCAGGAGGTCCAGCGTTGTTTTTCCGGTTTGGGCTGCCCAAACCAGATATAAGTGTTCAATCCGGGTATTACGCAGGCATTCCAGCGGTTCCCTCATGTAAGGCTGACGATCCAGGGACACGGGGCCCGGCGCGTTTGGGGAGGTTTCCCTCGGCAGCCTCAATTCCCGTTCCACCCATTCCACCACACTCCCCCGCGGCTGAAATAGGAGATCTTCTAACAT